ATGGAATATACAGATTTGATATTGTGGACGAAGCTTGGGAAGCTTATATCACTTTTCCTGGGAATGGCCTGGATTCACAGCATTCAATAGCCTATACACCAAGAATAAGATTTGTATTTTGCGATTCAAACGGAAATGAGCTTTATGATCCTGCTTCTTTGGGCTCTATACCAAAAGACAGGGTTTCGACTCCGATAAAATACTATCTCAAAGCATTGGAGGCCGAAGCGGAAGACGTGACCATAAGTTTTGTGGACGATCATAGAACAGATGCCGAGGATATTTTAGAGATAGCAGAGGACGTGGCCGGATCTCCTGGAGCATGGGGAGGCTCAGTCAATCTTGGGTCTTTCGCATTAAATGAATCAAAAGCTTTTTGGTTAAGAGCTGACCCAACCGATGTGGCTCAAGAGGCGAAAATTGCAAGATTTAAACTTTCCATAGGATAAATGAATGACACATGATTATTTTAACGGTGGTCAATTTATAAGAACCGCTGTCTATGATCTGCCTAGAGGCGAGCCTTTAATCCGATATGTCCCCTGGTGTACTGGAGTATTTAGAAAACATGTGCGATTTATACCTTTTTGTATAGGGGTATTTAGGCATCAACTTTGGTTTACAATAAGAAACGAGGACAATGTTATAAATGAAAGAGAGTTTTCAAGACTCCGTTTCCTATATGAAAATCAATGGGATGAAGGCTCCCTAACAACAAACAGCGAACAGCTTAAATATCCGGCTTCAAACACACAGCAAATCTGGCTTTCAAACTGCTGGCGTTCAGCTTTAGGTGAGATTGAAGATATATGGCTCAAAGTCGATATGGGTGAAGCAAAATCAATACGAGCTTTAGTCATTGCAAATCACTGGTTTAATCCTGGCTCTGTTGTTTTTATCCAAGCAAATAATGTCGATGCCTGGGGAGCCCCGGCAATCAATCAAGAGCTTGAGATTACTGACGATAAAACTTTAATCGAATACTTCTGGCATAGACCCCAAAGTTATAGATACTGGCGTTTATATATGACAGCGGATATACCATCGGGGAATCTTACAGGAGAAGAGGATATAAGCACACGTGGCGATAGAGATGCGGTCCCTTATTGCAATCCTCACTTTAAAATAGGACGTATTTTCTTGGGCGATTATTTTGAAGTAAGCCAAAATTTTACTGAACGAAAGCCTGATTATAAAGACGAAAGCCAAGAATATCGAACAGATAGAGAAGGTCATATCTCAGAAAGACCATCCTGGAAACACAGGGATTTTTTCTATACATTCGATAAATTGGGTTCTCGGGATTATGAAACCATCTGGGATATTTATGAGGCTAAAGGCAAAGGTATTCCGTTTTTTATAATAGAAAATTACAAATACTGGTGGAAACGCACTTATTATGTGACCTTTGCAGATGCTCTTGAATACGAATATCTCTATAACAGAGTAAATACGACTCTTCATTTAAAGGAAACAAGATGAGCTTTGAAGATACCGTTGCTAAAGCTGATTGGAAAAAAGTATTTATGGTTGAAATTCAGCCAGCTAAAAGAATCGACACAGAAATATGGACTCGGCATGGGGTTTATACGAACTGCTGGCGAATAGATTATGAAGAAATCGTTGTTGAGGTTGAAGAGATGGGGGTCTCTTATACAGAATGCTCTTCTCTTTTGGAGTTGAATAATTTATCAGGAGGCATGGGCTTTTATTATGATGAAGAAAATCAATATTTATGGGTCCATACAAATGGTTCGGATGATCCTGGGGGTGTAAGTGGAGGTTATTTCCTTGTGGCTTATCACTGGGAATATTATACGAATATCCAGGATGAAGATGAACCTGTTATTTACAATAATCGTTATTATTTGCCTTATTTAAGAAGTGAGGATCTTCCGGATATAGAACAAGCTGTATCTGATTATTATAAAGGTGGCGTATCTTTAGGATTTGGAGATATAAAACTCATAAATGCAGATGGTCATTTTGATGCTCGACTCTCTCTTTATGTCTATGAATGGAAAAAGATATTAGTAAAAGTTTCTGATTTAGGAGCTGGCTTTGGAGACGTGGCTACTTTCTGGCGTGGAATAATAGGTGATATTGAATGGTCAGATGAAGAAGTGGTTTTTGAAATATTAGATCCGAGGGAACAATGATCACTGAAATGTTGCCTAAGTATAAGTTCTGGATATCTAATTATCCTAATATGGATTCATCAAAAGACGGCCATGTGATCCCTGAGCGTTATGGTGAAAAAATAAATATTGAACCTGTGTGTATTAATACATCTATCATGCAGTATCAAATTGCAAGATTAGAAATAAAGGCCATAGATGCAGTAGAGGCAGATGGGATTGATTTAGAGGAAGATGAAAATTATGAGACAGATTTAACAAATGCCAGATTTACTATTTACGGGATGCCGTATTGTGTCGGAGGCCAAACATATATTCTTGTACTTCAGGGTGATTTTGGAATAAACGGAGTGGATTATATCGAGGTTGGTGGTGATTCGGGAGCCGGATATGGAGACGGTCAATATTATGAGATCGATGGGGCTAATAATTGGGTAGCTGATGCCGGGAAAGATTTATGCTTCAAAATTTATGGTAAAAAGTATCTGGATGCAGACGAAGAACTTATCGTTGAACATGATAAATCAAATTATGATACAGATTATCCTTTAAGAGATGCCGGAGTCAGATCGAAAATCGCACAGAGTTTCCTTATGCCTGCTGATAGTTATTACGTTACTAGGGTCATTATATGGGTTAAAAAAACAGGTGCTCCAATTAATTATTTTAGACTTTCTATTTTAGAAAATGACCAGGAAACAAGAGTAGGGGGCTTGACCGAAAGGAAAGATGTTTCAGAATTCAACGCAGCTATTACTTTGCTGCAGAATAAATATTATCAATATACTTCTGATTCAGATGTAAGAGTGGATATTAAAGGTTATATGGATAATTTCGGAAATCTTATTGATACTCATGCCGGAGTTTTAGAAGATTTATGGGTAACACAGATGGGGCGTTCAAGTGATCTCCTGGATACTGTTTCTTTTGATGCATTAAAATCTGGACATACAGAGCCTATTAATCCACAGCTTGATAAAGAGGAGTCATTTCAAACGATCCTTGAAAGGCTTGAAGCCGGGGCATTATTTAAATTCATTCCCCAACTGGATGGGACTTGGGCTGTTCCTTTTTATGAAGCCGGAGTTACTTCAGGAGTGGTGCATCTTAGAAATGAGGATTTTCTCTCTTTTCGGTGTTATAGAGATGCTAAAAGCATTTATTATAAAACACAAGTCCTCTATGATATTGACCCATCTTCAGGAAAATATAAAAAACGAGAGGCTACGTCTTATATTGCACAATATCTTTATAAACGAAATAGCACTTTACCCATTGAAACTTATTTGAAAGATGCTTCAGATGCCGAGGCTTTAGCTGATATCTATATTGCCCTTAATGAGATCCCTCAAAAAAACGTGATTTATGAAACAAGCGGATATGCTTTTGAGGCCATACCGACTGAAAAAGTGCTTATCTCAAGAGATAGGGCAGATTCAATCACAGGTTCTTTTAGTTCTATTATTTTTAGAATATTAAGGCTCAATAAACGTATATCAACAGGAACAGTGGAGGTCAAAGCTCTTCTGGATGAGCTTTCATATTAAGGTGAAAGATAAATGTTAGGACAGAGACCGGTAACATATAATGAACTTGAGGCTTTGGGAGAAAGGCTTTCAAGGCAGATCAAGTCTGTCCGAATAAAAGCAGCTAGGGGCATAACAGCCTATACCGATTTACTTGGAACGCCTTCTACGTTTGCTGAGGGGGCCGGGAAATTTGCTAAAGTCAATGCGGATGAAGATTCGATTGAATTCGGGACAATCTCTCTTTCTGATTTACCGATTCATGCGGTAGAACATGAAACAGGAGGGGGAGACCCTATTGACCATGACTCTTTAGACGGTTTTGTGGCAGATGAACATGTAGCTCATAGCGGAGTATCTGTTTTGGCAGGGACGGGACTTACTGGTGGTGGTGATATTTCAGCATCAAGGACTTTAAACGTAGATATAGGCATTGCTGATGATAAAAT